CATAGGTCTGAGAGATCTGCGGGTTTGTAGTTTGGTCCTTTTTGAACCTTTCCGTCCACTTTTGTGAAGGGGAACTTGGACCAGTTGGAGATGTAGATTCGATCAAAAGCATCGTCAGGGTCCACGCCAAGAGTATGGAGCAGGCCGTACGTGACCCATAGGAGGTCGCACGCTTCTTTAAGAATCTGTGATCTGTCTTCGTTGCGATAGGCGTACATAAGTTCGTAGAACTCTTCCTCGACATACGCGAGTTGCTGTTCACGCTGCTCGTCATCAGGATTGATTAACTGGTCCGCTTTCAGCATCCAGCTCCGAACTAATTCGGCATTGGAAGTCAGCATCAGTAAGAACTTCTTTGTAAAGGTTTTTGCGTGCTGCCCATTTGGAGTCCCATTCCTCTGATCGTTTGATCAAGCGGTCCAGATACCACCGAGCTTTCTTGAGATCTTCAGTACCGTTCTTGTGTTGGTACCGAGTGACGTATTTAATGATGTTGCCTTCAACAAAATCAAAAGCGTGACTGTCGATGTAATCAATACATTCGATTACTCCGTCGTCGAAGGCGTAGTGGTGTGGTCGAATTGGATCGTGGGTGGTGTCCATAGTTGGATTTCATCGAATGTGTACTCAGTTTCTCGGAGGATTCGTGCAAGGCGAGCTTGGGTTAAAGCGTAGTCAGGTCCTAAACCTTTCTTCTTGTACTGAGCTACTACAGTTCTCCATGCGGAGGTTTCTGTAAACCCCTCTGAGGGAATGAGCTTTTCTGCTGTTTTCGGGCCAACCCCAGGGCAACCAGGATAGCCGTCAGTGGAATCACCGGTAAGAGCCTGACGATAGAAATAGACATCGGCATCAAGTTGAGAAACAAGATAGGTGTTGCCATCGTTGTCTAGATGTAACCCAGGGATCTGTTTAAGATCCTTGTCTCCAGACCAGATGATTGTGTTGTGTTGGTTACGAGTAGCCAAGATGCCAAGAACATCATCAGCTTCAAGCCTGTGCCAACACTCAGAGGGATAAGAGGCTTCAGCCCAACGGCGAACCGGCAAATAACCAACTGGCTTTCTACGGTCCAGCTTTGAACGATTGGCTTTGTAAGACGGCTCTACGTCTTTCCGAAAGTTCTCGTTGGCTGTCCAACAAAGTGTGTAGTTGTCAGCCTTTGCTTGTTTGGCTTTGGTTTCGACTAGCTCTTTAAAGATGAGCTTTGCCTCTTTAACCGGAAGATGAGTCGTGATGATGTCAGGACACCATTCAATCTCAACTTCAGCACTCACAACTGCTTGAAACAGCAGCATATCTGCGTCAAGCAGTAGCCAAGTCATCGTCACCTCCTGGATGGGCTTTCAGCTTATTGACCCTTCCCAAGTAGTCCAGTGCCTTTATGACACCTTCAATGTTGTCCCCTAGTTTTCCAATGCCAGTGTTGCAGTTATTACAAATCCAACCACGATGTTCATGAGTCTCATGGCAATGATCCCAATGCAACTTCTGTTCGGCACTGCCGCAACATTCGCAAGGTGTACCAACAGGCGGAGCTTGCTGCTTCTTCCTAAGCCGTTGGTACGTCCTCATTTGCTTTGAGGCACACGACAAGCACTCAGGCCGTCTCCAAGTACCGTTACGGCCAAACAGCTCTACCGGCTTGGTTTGCTTACAAATCTTGCAAGTCTTAGTGGCACTCGGCCCAGGAGGTTCCAATTTTGAACTCCGAATCGATTGCAACACGGAGTCCAAGTGCATTTCCTGCCAAGCAAGAAGCCCTGACTGCAATAGCTCCGAGCTCTTCTGCCCGGTTGGCTGTGACTGCAAATTGGATTTCGTCGTGGACGTGGGCAAGGAATGACCAGTCAACTCCATATGTGAATCCGGCTTTGCTGAGCTCATCGAAGCAGGTGATGTACCAAAGTTTGCTAATTATGGCTCCTGCGCTTTGAAGTAGGAAGTTAAGTGAGCTATGTGCAGACCGGATTTGTATCTGTCTACCGTCTAAAGCCTTAATAAATCCTTCAGATTCTGCTTTGTTTGTGACTGCTTCAGTGAGCTTCGCAAGAGCAGGCATATTGCGGAAGTACTTACGCTTCAGCTTCTTGCCGTCTTGACCTGTGATGAGACCGAGCTTCTCTGCTCCAGCTCCGTACATCAAGGCGTAAAAGAAAGTCTTCGCTTGGTCTCGTGATGAGAGTCCAGCAGCGTTTTGATTTGCTGTGTGAATATCGCCGTTCAGTACCTCATCGGCAAAGGCACCGCCATCAAACGGCCAGAGGTAATGAGCTAGGCATCGAGCCTCAATACCACTGAGGTCCACGCCAACCTGCTTGGTGCTTCCACCTCCCCCGAGGCGGCCAGGTCCAAACAGAGCTCGGCACTCCGGTCCCAGGACTGACCTGACAGCAGGAACCTGGGCCATGTTGGGGTTGACGTGGCTACAGCGGGCCGTAGCGCAGCCAACAGTAATCACACTGCCGTGAATCCTGTTGTCACGCTCGACGAGTTTCAACCAGGCATTAGCGCCCGTGCTGAGTTGACCCAAACGTTTTTGAAGCGTGAGGTGTGAAACAAAATCCTCAGCCCCAGGGATCTTTGACAGAACCGTTTCATCCACCTTGGGTTTCCCCTCTTTGGTGAACTCCTCTGGCTTCCACCCCAGATGGTTCTGCAGCAACCAAGCGATGTGATCACGGGAGTTTGGATTGAGGTCCACGAGGCGGCACATTGCTGCACCGGCTACATACCCTCTAGGTCCGTTATCTCGCTTGGGAGTAAAGAGCCCTCCGTCAACGAACGGGAACCGTTGTCTCAATCGTTCGCTGAGAATATTCAGTTGTCCATTGATCTCAGCTTCTAACTCCAACGCCCCTTGAACGTTAAAAGCAAAGCCAGATCGCTCCTGCAAGGAGATGAGACTCGCAAAGCGCATCTCAAGGTCAACGGCACAAGGGATGCTGTCGGCCTTCGGTTGCAACCGAGACCAAAGCTTAACATTTAGTTCAACATCACAGACACACCGTTCAGCTAGTTCTTTAGTGAGCTTGGTGAAATCTGCAAGGTCTGCGTGACGTTTGTTGTAACCAAGGCGAAACCCATAAGCCTCAAGGGAGTGCCGACCATAAAGCTGTATCGGCATACCCTCCCATTTCTTCTTGAAGTCAGTATCCAAGATGTTGGGATACAGCATCCGACACAGGATTAACGTGTCAATCAGCTTTCCCTTGGGCTTGAAGTTGGGATATACATTGAGTATCGCTGGAATGTCGTACTGAATAATGTTGTGGCCTACAAGGACCTCTGCGTTTTCAAGTATCTCTAGCCATTCCTTTGGGTCCTTAAGCAGCCGCGTCTGGTTCCCCGTGTGGATCGCACAGCAGTGAATCGTAGTCACATCCCGGGGCCGCAAGGCATTCGTCTCCACATCGAACGTTATCGTCGAGGCAGAACGTAAGTCGGCGGCTGTGGCAGTACTCGAAAAAGTCTGTGAGCCTTTCGTAGGGGAGCTGGTGGCAGGAGTCATTGGACTTGAAGAAGGACTGAAGATACCTCTTCGCCTTTTCGGTCACAGCAAGCACCGTAACCTTCAGCGGATTCATCTCCGAAATGTGAACGTCAAAAGTCGGTTTCAAAAGAATCATCAAACTCAGCGGATCGCTTAACACCGCCATCTTTAAGCTCCAACATTCTGCCGGTCTTTTCGTTGTATTTCACAGCTCCGGCAACACCACACCAACCAGTGAAGCGATTCTTAAGGACACGAACAGTCGTTCCGTTTGAGTCGCTTTCAGATTGCTGATCTCGTTCCAACCCAATGCAAATGTCACTGAGCTGACCGATGGCTGCAGACCCCCTGAGCTGACTGAGAGAGGTCTGTGCTCCGTTCTCATGGCCTTTGTCGCCTGTTGGACGGCGCAAGTGTGACACCAAAAGCATTCCGCACCCTGTTTCTTCAACAAAGCTTCGGAGTTTTGTCATCGTTTGATCAATGGCTCTTCGTTCGTCACCTTGGTCCAAACCTGAGACAAGAATCGATAGGTGATCGAAAATGATCCAGTTGCACCCGCAACCAGTAACCAAATGACGTATACGGTTAAGCAGAACGGTAGGGTCGAGAGAGCCAAAATGATCGTACAGATATAGCCGAGACGTTCCGAGAGTCCGATTAAAGGCTCCTTCGATTTGTTCATCAGTGAAGTGACCTCGATCAATGTGGATAGGGTAATTAAGATCCATACCGACGAAACGCCTAGCAGTACGTCGTATGTTCTCTTCCAAAGCGACGTAGCCCACTGTTTCGTTTTGTCGAGTGAGCAAGTCATACGCAATCTCGGAAACAAACGTACTTTTTCCAATCCCTGAGCCTGCCGTGAT